TGGGCTACTATAATCCTGTGATGCACAAGGGAAATTGGCAGAGTGGTTGAATGCACCGGTCTTGAAAACCGGCGAACGTTAATAGCGTTCCCAGGGTTCGAATCCCTGGTTTCCCGCCAAGATTCACACGAAAGCCCCGCGATTGCGGGGCTTTTGTGTTTAAGGGGTTTGGGTGGAGCGCTACGGTTTTTGAGGGGCGTTCCGAAACTTTCGGGTAGGCGTTCCGAAAGTTTGCCTATTTTGATGGTTTAGCAGTGGCGCCAATCCTCCTGTAAACTCGCTTTGTGATCTCCTGCTTACTATGTCCCAGTAGCAAGCTTGCGTCTCCAATATCGATGATTTCCGATGCTGCTTTCGGTCGGATGTCGCGAAACTGAAAACCGCCAATCTTCGTGGCGAGAAGCGGATCGCCCTCTTCGATTGCTTTGGCACAAGCTTTCTCCCGCGCCTTGTCCCAGCGCAAGCGCAGCATTCCCTTCGTCATTCGCTTTCCGTGCCTGTTTATCAGCAGGTACTTCGAGACGTGGCCGGCATTCCTCTCCGTAATTTCCCGAATCAGCCTGCCCAAGCTGTTTTCTCCCTCCTCTGTGTACATCAGGATCCTAAGCTTAAGCCCTGTCTTGCCTTGCGTGACCAAGAAGTAATCGCCCTCAACGTCGTCCCTGCGCATGACGATCACGTCTGCTGGCCGCTGGCCTGTCAGGTAGCCCAGGTCCATGGCTTCCTTGAGTTCCGGCTCAGCCATCCCGTAGACCGCATCCCAAACCGCGGCGTTGGCATAGTAATCACGTGGAGTTTCCTTGTTCTTGCGGATGCCCTGGCACGGATTTTCCCGCTCGGTCAGGCCCCATTCCCGCGCCATGTTGAACACGTGGGAGAGTAGGGCGATCTCCCTATTGGCCCGTACCTTGGCTGTACGGGCGTCGCGGTATCCGGCAATATTGGCTGGTGTGATTGAATCGATGGGCGCCCCGTCAAACATGGGCCGCAATTGTTTGAGCTCGGCTAGGTTATCCTTCTGGGTGCGCTCGCCTTTTTTCGGAATGACGTCGCGAACATATCGATCAAAGATCCCCTTCATCATCGTCAGATCGGCTGGCTTTTCCTTGGACTCAAGTTCTGCCCACTTCAATCGGGCTTTGCTCAAGTCTCCCCCTAGCGGGATTTCCTTACCCGTTGAGTCTCTGTAGTAATAACCAACCCACACTTTACCGTTCTTGCGAGGGCGCTTTCTCCGCACCATTCCCGGCGGTAAGTCCCTGTTCTCAGTGTTTCGAGGTCGCATCTCAGTTCACCCTGGAGAAGTCAGGTGTCCAAGCTGGTCGCGGCGGCGGTGTGCTCTGCTCTGCAGACGTTGGATTGGTCATGCCAAGCTTCATGCGAGCGTACATGCGTCCGACTAATGGGCGACCACCACGGCTCTCAACGAATACCCAATTGCGGTCGTTGAGCCATCTCCGTTGATGGGCTCGCTGCTTGTATCCAGTAAGGTCGGCCAGTTCTTCGTCCGAGAAAATTTCAGTTTCTAAAGTTCTGGTGCGTGAATGATGCGTATACCCCACGGCAGGCTGCGCGAGCGGGCGCTCCTGAGCGTTTAGCGTTGCATCAGCGAGCGCTGCCCCGCGCAGCTTTTCGTGGGGTACAAGTGCCTCGGCAGTGGCGCTGGAAGGAGCAGTAATGCCTGCTGCTGCGCAGCAGAGACTGTTTGTTTCTAGCGTGTCGCCACCATTGGCTGTGCGGAGCAAAGCGGGCAGGGCGATGGTGTTGTCCTGGTGGTTCTTCATGCCGCTTTCCTCCGGTGTTCGATAGCGAGTTGGTCCATCAGGCGCTGGTGATAGGTGAGTCGAGCTTCTGCTGCAGGCCAAGGGCGGATGGTTTCGGCCATGGGTTCGACGCCGACCAAGCAATCCCAGATAGCCGGATCGGTTGGCATGAGGTCGCGGCGTTCGGTCGCCAGCGCAATCAAGTCGGCCTTGTAGATGCAGGCGGGGAGTTCTGGAGCGATGTCGAACCGCTCGCAAATGCGCCACCAGATGCAGTCCTCGAAGTGCTGGTAAGCGCTAATCCAATGCTTGAGTGGCCGAGTCATGTCACCCACGTACGCCTCGGCGGCATCGTGGAGCAAGGCCGCGAGCTTGTACTCTTCCGGCACCTGCTCGGCGACGATGCAGCTGTGTTGGGCCACGCTGTAGAACTCGAGGGTGTGACCGTTGAAGCGGCACAGGTGGGCCAGCGAGTGCGAGATGTCCCGTGGGTCGATCAAGTCGGCGTCGGGCTCGAACAGATCGAAGCGCTTGCCAGTGGAGGTGAGGATCCAGTTCATGCGGCTTCCCCCCTCAGTTCGAAACGATCCATCAACGCAGCCATGTTCAGTGCTTTTTCACGTAGGGCAAGTGCCTGAGTTGCTTGGCTTTCGGATCTAACGGCGCGGAAAGTGTCTGCGGCAAGCTTCAGCTTTTCGGCAATGGCGAGAAGTGTGTAACGGTCTTGCGGTTCCCGGCTCAATAGGAGTTCAGTTCGCATGCATTGATCTGACATTTCTTTGATAGAGGCTGCGTATGCGGCTGAAGCTTCGTCCCGGCCCAAGACGTAGCCGTCGGAATAGCCTTCTTCGTAGCCATCATTTTTGCCGTCAGTGAGGCCGCCTCGATACCCGACCCAATAGAGGATACCGGCGGCGATTACGATGCTGATCAGTGCGCAAATTTGAATTGCAGTCATGTGGTGTGCTCCTGGTAGTTTCGTGGCTGGTGGTGGCAGCCATCTGGGTTACTGGTCTTGCTCGGTTGAATCGTTTTGTGGCCGAGGCATGTCTTCGTCCGCTCGGTAAGCGCGGATGTCGATCAGTGCTGCGACGTGTTTGATGTGGGCATACCGGATAGCCTTGACGCTGTGGTCCAAGGTGGTCACCGGCAGTTGAATACGTCCGCTGTTGATCGCCTCGGTGAAGGTCTTCTCGTTGAGGTTCTTGAAGTAATGCACGCGCAGCTTTTCCAGGGGGATAAGCACGTCGCCGAAGAGTTGATGCAGCATCTCGACTGTTGCGCTATCCGGCGCGGGTTGCAGCCGTAGCGGTGTTTGACTGTTGTTGCTCATGGGCAACTGCCTCCTTGCGTTTGAGTCGTGAGGGGTGGTTCCAGGCATTTAGGCAGTGGCGTTTAGTCAGCTCCCGCAGATGCTCCGGCACTTCGAGGAGCGCGGCATTGCGCTCCTCGCGTGTGTGCATGGCGACGATCTGGCGGGCGTACTCCCTAGGCCACGTCACGGTTATCTGCCGGGATGGCTGGTAGTTCGAGGCCCAGCTGACTTGCCAGCCAGGGCATACCGGCTTGCCGGATCTTCGTCGACTGGCTGTATTGCATTCCCGCCGTCTCGTGGTACCAGTTGCCGTTCTTGATCCGCAGGTATTCCCGGTCACGTACAGGGAACACCGGGAGATTGCGGTCAGTGAGCAAGCCCTTGTCACGCATAAGCGCAATCAGTTTGGGGCGAGTGAGGCCGAAGTACTTGGCGGCTTTATCCAGGCTACGTTCCATCTCCGCCTCCTAGGCTGCATGCGCGGCTGGAGTCGCCACGGCTGCCAGGTGAGTGATGGACTCGGCCACCATGGAGTAGATCTCAACGTCACTGCCATACACCGTGAAGCACTTGGTACGTGGCTTCCTGACACCAATGCTCATGATGGTGGTAATGCCAGTGCGGGTCTTGTTGCGATGGATTGCCAGGTTGATCGGTTGCTCAAAGCCCATATCGAGGCTGAGCGCGCCGCCGGTTTTTACTAGGTCGAACACACGTTGCTTGTGTTCAATCTCGAATACGCCGTAGCGGCGATCTGAGTGCGGCAAAGACGACGGATCGGTTGGGCTGGTTGGCCCGTTGACGATCTCTTCAATGAAGTCCGCAAGCTTAAGGTGCATCTTCTTACTATTGGTCAGGGTCAGCGTGTGGCGTTCGCAGCCCAACTCAATAGTGAAGTGCGTGTCGGCTTTGCGGCGCTCGACTTTCAGGCGGAAGGCTAGAGCCTCACGCTGAACTTCGGCACGCAGCAGGTGGTTGAAGGTTTCGGTTAGGTTTACTTGGGCCTTGAGCAGGGTCAGAGTGCGGTTGTCTAGTTTGTACTTGCTCATGCCGCGTGCCCTCCGTCGCTTGGGTCGGACGGGCAGGGCGCGTTGCGTTCTTTCGGCTTAGGTTTGGACATGATGAATTTGCAGCCGAGGTATTGCGCCAGGCGGCGGATTTCAAAGATGCGGGAGGGGGTCGCAGCGGCCGGGTGGACGTGCAGGGTAGCTGTGGTGTGCATGATGTTGCCTCGCTCTGTGGTGGAAGAGTGAGGCAAATATCAACCAATGGTTGATTTAAGTCAAGTGACGGTTGTTTTAGGTTGATAATTGACTGGTTTTATGATGTCGGATTGACATGCCTAAAGTGTTTCTATATTGAGTGATACAACTAAATGATGTCAGGATGGAAGAGTCATGGATTCGGCGGAAAAGAGCATAGACAGGATTGGCTTTTTGTATGAAAGGCCAGTCATATCTCTAGTTGATGTTGATCAGAAAACTACCGAGGTACTTACACGCGCCTCTTACAATTTGGTGAGTGCTACATTGGGCAGTCCTATTCAAGTTAACAATTTGAAATCGGATGATGCGAAATGGGTGAAGTTTAATTATTCCATACCTGCAGATATGCATGAGCATGATGTGGTAGTTGTAGATTTATCAGGTGGGAAGCAGCCGGTTCCCCATACTAGATTTTTGCAAGGAGACGCAGTAGGAGGGAAATATACTGCGTTGTATAGCTCTTATCCGGAAAGGATATTCAATCCTAGGCCAGGAGGAATGCTGATATTAGGGCAAGAAATTGATTCTCTTTTGAAAAAGAAAGCTATCGTAATTATTTTTGCAGACAGTATGGAGGCTGCTGAATATCGTACAATCGATGTCGTAGGTAAGGAGAATAAGTTTGGTTCTCGAATTTCAGCGGGTAGTAGTGATCTTTATACAGGCTTTCCAGTAGGTATTGATCGCGTAGGTTGGAGGATTAAGTCGTCTGGAGAAAATAATCCATATTTTGATCTTATTAAGAAATATTCTGAAGGTACTCAGTATAAAGTAGTATTTGAGCATCCGACAAGGTATATGCAGAGTAGGCATAAACATGTAAGGATTCCTGAGTTTGTTCCCTTGGTGTTGAATGATCGAGACGAAATTGTCTCATACGCTCATGGTGTAGATGAGGGGTTTGTCTATGTTTTTCCTCAAATGGAAGATAAAGGTAATTTCCTATTAGATTTTTTTGCAATTTTATCCGAAGATCATCCTGATATTTTTCCTAGCAGTAGTCAATTCGCATGGATTGATAGTGGAGATTATCCAGTCCCAGGTGAGTTAGAGCTGTTGGAAAAACGGGATTTTATAGAGCGCCAATACTTATTGGATGTGGAAAAGAATTGTCATGCAATTCTGTCGGCTAAAGAGGAATACAGTTTTCTAAGAAACTTGCTTTTAGAGACTGGTGAGCCTTTAGTTGAAGCAGTAGCTCACTATTTTAACTGGCTCGGATTTGACTCTGTTGTCAATTATGACGGCGTAGCTGGGGATGTATTGGAAGAAGATCTACAAGTGCAACACGGTGAAAAGCTACTTGTAGTAGAAATTAAAGGTATAGGTGGTACGTCAACCGACCAGGCGTGCTCCCAGATTACCAAGATTAAGAATCGGCGGATGAAGCAGAGAAATAGCTTCGAGGTTTATGGATTATATATTGTAAATCACGAAAGGTATAAAACTCCGAAGTTAAGGAAAAATCCACCTTTTTCTGATCATCAATTAAATGACGCATTGCTAGATGAACGAGGCCTTCTTACTACATATCAATTATATCAGGCTTATTTGTTGATACGTGATGGTGTGTTGGGAAAGAGTGATGTGAAGGATCAGCTTCTTGCTTTTGGTTTTATAAATTTGGTCCCCAAAAATCTGAGATCTTTAGGTGTTCCTCTTGAGTATTTTATGCAGGGGAGAGTAGTGGTTGTTAAACTTTCAGGTGTCACATTGTCAGTGGGTGACGAGATTTTAGTTTGTAAAAATTCTGTATATAAGAAGCTCGTAGTCGAGTCAATGAAGGTAGACGACGTGGAGGTTGAATGCGCTACTGATACAGTCGTAGGTATAAGAGTTGGATCGAGAATCTCAAATAATTCGGAGGTGTTTGTTTTTTTATCTTGAGTCGCCGTGGTTATTCTGGAATAAAGGAACCTACAACTTTTCCACAAATGTGAGTCTCTTCCGTAATATCAATGATTGGGTATTGCGGATTTATGGGTCTCAAGTATTGTCGTCCAGCGTCTTCCACTAAAATTTTAAATGTGGCTTCGTTAGTGCGCGGTACCCTAGCGATTACCCGGTCTCCCGTCTTAGTTTCAGCCTCCGGATCAACAAAAATAATACACCCAGTTGGATAGCTGCGACCTGGCCCGGGGTTGGTCATAGAATCTCCGAGAACTTTCAGTGCATATCCACTATTACTGATAGGTACCGGGCAGGATAGCCATGACTCGCCATCATGCAGCTCAAAGTTCGACTCGCACCATGCTCCCGCTTGCACCCACGAAATCAGCGGTACTATTCCAAATCGCTGAGTCACCTCAAGAACATTGATGTCGCTTACGGCGCCAAACTGACGAGCGTTGCTTTCCCCCGTTTGCTCTTTTGGCAGCACACCATACTCTAGCCACTCTCTCCGCACCTTCAGCCATGAGCACAGCGCAAACATGCTGTCAGCCTCAGGTATTGATTCCCCATTCAGCCATTTACTGATGGCCTGAGTACTTTTTTCAGCCCCTACCGTGACCAAATGCTTATGAATATCCACCCCACGCCCCCGGGTGCGTACACCGGCGTCGTTGAGTGCTTCGTGAAGGCGCGCCGTGAAAGCTGCCCGTAGCTCGTTCTTATCAACCATGAGTTGATAGTCTCACAGGGGTTGCGCAATAGTCAGTTGATGTTAATATCAACCGTGAGTTGATAAATGGAGGTTGCCATGTTGGACCCCGCAGATTTTCCGAACGCTATCGCGTTCGCATTTGAAGCAGTAGGCGGCATCGGAGCCGCCGCCAAGGTATGTGACAGGAGTTACCAAGCACTCAATAAATGGCGCTTGGCTGCCAGCCTTCCACGCACCGATTACACCGGGGAAACCCACTACGCAAAACTTTTAGCGACCGCTGCAGAGCAAAAGGGCAACGCGTTTGAAGCTGCCTGGTTGCTCAACGCATCCGCCCCGCAAAAAGCTGCAGCGTAGATAGAAAAAAGGCGACCCAAGGGCCGCCCAGTTCCTCCCGGCACACACCACCACAGTGCTGTCGGGTCGCGACGAAGGTAGGAGGGCACACCACATGCAAACCACCTCCCTTTAGTCGCGCTGCCAAGACACGGATGTCTTGGGTTGCTGCCTTTTCCACCACAGATTAGGCAGCTGTTGCGCCAGAGGTGAGCAACGGATCGTTCGCCTCGGCACGGTGCCGGTTTCGATCCCTAGATCTAGCCGGCGTTTGGGCCCTTTCAAGCCACGCGGCAAATGTATCACCACTACACGTCGCGGGGCACTGGCAACTTAGTAGGATTAATGCCATGAGCCGAGTAGCTTTAAGCTGTGTTGATCGAGCGCAAAAGGAAATACTGACGCTCGAATTAGCCCTGTACCACGCCGCACGGGACTATCCCGGCGGTGCCGCAGCAATCGCCGCCACAACCGGCCGCAATGCCACCACGCTGCAACACAAGTTGTCTCCCACCCATCCCTCGCATACCGTCAACATCCAGGAGTTCGGCGAGATCCTCGAACTGACAAAGGACCGCCGCATTCTCGATGCGGTGCACGCCCTTGTCGGCGACACGATCTGGCAGGAACTGGCTGAGGCGTACACCAATGACATGCCTGAGACCCTGACTAGGGGTATCGCCATGTTTTTCCGGCAGGTCGCCGATTTGTCCGAAACCTGGGCCAAGCACATTGGTGACGGCAAGGTCGATGACCGTGAGCTGGCTGAGATACGTCAGTTGGTGTTTCGAGGGATTCAGGGGTTATTGGGCATGTACAACCGCGCCCGCTACGTCAATCAGACGACTTGTGGGGTTGAACGTGGCTGATATCGCTGACTTCGCAAATGACCTGGTGCAAGAGCGCATTGATCAGGCCGTCGCTGCACGCCTGGCGCTGATGCCCAACACGGCTCAGCATTCGCTGATGTTCTGTGAAGAATGCGACGGCCCTATCCCAGAGGCTCGTCGTTTGGCACAGCCTGGTTGCACGCTCTGCATTGAGTGCAAGACAGTCGATGATCAGAGGGCTGCCCGTTATGCTCGATGATGTGATCAATCAATTCGCGGACTATGGTCTTGAGCCCGCTCAACCCTTGGTATTCGGCAAGCTTACCCGCTGCAAAACCACTCAGGATAAAGGAAAGGAGAAAAACGGCTGGTACGTCATCCACGAACAACGGACCGAAAAAAATGAGACGCTGATCTTCGGCAGCTTCGGTGACTGGCGCTCTGGCGATACCCAGAAGATCAAGGTCAAGCCCGGACGTATGAGCCCCGAGGAGCGCGAAGTCATGCGCGCTCGGCAGGAAGATGCCAAGCGTAAGGCCGCCGAGATTGCGGCCAACGCTTCACGCCGAGCGGCCAACCGTGCTGCCGGCCTGTTCAAGCGCATGCCCGAAAAGGGTAAGAGCGCATATCTGGATCGAAAACAGATCGTAGGATTCAAGGTTCGCTATGCGCCACGTACTGGCGCATTTTTGGTGCCCATGTGCAACGTCCGCGACCAGATCATCGGCTTGCAGGTGATCTTCCCTGCCAAGCAAGAAGACACTGGGCGGGATAAGCAGTACTGGCCACCCGGTATGTCAAAAGAGGGCGCTTTCCACCTGATCGGCCCCCACCCTGAACCTGGCGAACCGGTGCTGGTGTGTGAGGGCTACGCCACGGGCGCAAGCCTGCATATGGCGACGTCGCTCACTGTCGCCATCGCCTTCGACGCGGGCAACTTACTGCCAGTCTCCAAGGCCATGCGCGAGCGCTTTCCCGGCTGCCCGCTGATCATCTGTCGCGATGACGACTGGAAAACCAAGCGCCCCAACGGTGACCCTTGGAACCCTGGCGAAGAGAAAGCCAACAACGCCGCGTTGGTTGTCGGCGGTCAAGTCGTCGCCCCGGTGTTCTCCGGCGAGCGGGAGATCAAGTGGACCGACTTCAACGACCTGCACGTCGCCGAGGGGTTGGAGGCCGTTCGCCGACAGGTGCTTGCGGTAGTCAAGCCACCTGCAGCGGGTGGCTGGAAGGACCAACTGGCCCGCACCGAAAACGGCTCCTTGATCGCGCACATGCAAAACGTCGAGCTGATCCTGGGCAATGACGAACGCTGGGCCGGTGTCATCGGCTACAGCGTGTTCAGTTCCAAGATCGTCAAGCTGCGGTCTGCGCCTTTCGGCGGCGGTGCCGGCGACTGGGCCGACATCGACGACATGCGGGTGATGAAGTGGCTCGCGCAGCAATACAACCTGCGGGTCAAAGCCTCCCATGTGATTGAGGCGGTCAGCGTGGTTGCTCACGATCACGCCTTCCACCCGGTGCGTGAGTACCTGGAGAAGCTGGAATGGGATCGCGTGCCACGCATTGAAACCTGGCTGACTGACGTGCTGGGCGTTCATGCCAGTGAGTACTCGGCGAAGGTCGGCAAGCGCTGGCTAATCTCGGCCGTGGCTCGGGTTATGCGCCCAGGCTGCAAGGCCGACTCTGTGATGATCCTCGAAGGCGGGCAAGGTGCCGGTAAGTCGACGGCCATGGGCGTGCTCGGTGGCGAGTGGTTCATGGACACGCCCTTTGCCCTCGGTGACAAGGACAGCTTCCAAGCGATTCGCGGCAAGTGGATCGTCGAGCTGGGCGAGCTGGACAGCTTCAACAAGGCGGAAAGCACCAAGGCCAAACAGTTCTTCTCTGCTTCCACCGATACCTACCGAGAGAGCTACGGCCGTAGAACGAATGACGTGCCACGCCAGTGTGTTTTCGTGGGCACCACCAACCAAGAGGAGTACCTCAAGGACGCCACGGGCAACCGCCGTTACTGGCCGGTGTTCTGCAACAAGGTCGATCTGGAGCAACTGCGCGAGATCCGCGACCAGCTGTGGGCTGAGGCGCTGTTCTGCTTTGAAGCGGGCGATATCTGGTGGGTGAACAAGGACGAATCCAAGATGTTCGCCGAGGCTCAAGACGAGCGCTTTGTGGTGGATGAATGGGAAGGGCCGATCCTGGCCTGGATGGAAGAATCGCAGATCGGGGAGACCGCTACCGGCAACGAGATCCTGACCCAGGCGCTGAAGCTGGACTTCGGACATTGGGGCAAGCCCGAGCAGATGCGGGTCGGGGCGATCATGCACCGGCTGGGATGGCGCAAGCGGCGTATGCCCGCGCTGCCAAAAAGCGGAGTGCGGCCATGGGCCTATGAAAAGCCTGCGGGCTGGGGGCGTGCGTCTGCGTTGCAGCAGGCGGTGATCGAGGAGCCTTGCTTCGATGATTAAGCGAATCGACGAGATGCTCAAACTCTGGGCGCAGGATCTGCATTCGCCTGTGCCGGACGGTGCTGGCGGGCCGAGTGGCGGCAACATGATCGCCATGCTGATGGAGTGCAAAGGAGAGTTGATACGCGGCACGCGTGGTAGTCGGGTGCTGCTGGATGAATCGGCGGATATCGAGCTCATCGTCAACAAGCACTTGCCGCCCCAGCTTTCGGTTGTCGTACGCGAGCACTATTGCAACCACGAAAGCTTCCTGTCGCAGAAGTACACCCACTGCGGATGCAGCCGGGATACCTATTACCAGCGTCTCCATGAGGCACACCTGCAGATCGCCGGCATGCTGATGGGGAAGGCTGCATGATCCTCGGCATCACTCCGCGTGCCTCTGTCCTACTGTCCTGCTTTGTCCGACTGCCATTTGGCGCAGTTGGACAAGCGCAGGCCGCGCCGTTGCTGGGCTGTCCTACTGTCCAACCTTTACCCGCCCCACGCACACATGAGCATAGCGGGCACGTAGTCGCGCCCATGGCGCGCACGCGTGCTTTTAACTTTCTCTCTATACATAAGAGAAAAGTAATAAAGGTAGGACAGTAGGGCAGAGCCCCGTATTTAGGCGCCTGTAGCTGTCCTACTCCGATCTAGGATAGTGGGACAAGTAAGACAGAGCACCAGAAACGATAGCCGATTGAATGCGTTGTCCCTGTGTTGCACCTGCGTCATACCTGTATCGCACCCGTATTGCGCCATGGCATTAAAACTCCCTTGCTGCCACCGGAATCCACCTGTAAAAAGTACCCATCTTCGATAGGTGCGACCGCAAGCAGCAGGACACACCACCACACTGAACCCGGCCATTGCGCCGGGTTTTTTATTTTTATTCGAAATCTAAGTCTTCGGCTTTGATCCCAGGAATTATTTCAGCAGAGCCATCTTCTAGGCGCAGCCGGATGTGAGGCGAACCGCTCATTTCATCGAATACCGTAAGGACGGTGGCAGTCTTGAGGAATAGGCGACCGCTGTGGATTATTTGGCTGGTTATGTGAACGCGCAAACCTGGCGTCACGTCTTCAAATTTCATTTTAAATGGCCCCACTCGAGGTACTCAGGATGAACAAGCGCAATGAAATCTCCATGCGTGCGTTGCACAAAAGAAACCACAGTCATCGCCAGGTTGCCTTGCAATTGCTCAAAGCAAGGTTGGCCTGCCTTGAGCAAAAATTGCATGCAATGAATGGTTCTACTTAACCCGCGCTTCTTTTGGGTAGGTGAAGCCGGCCATTTCTTCTTGAAGTACGAAGCTCATATCCTCATAGCTCATGCCTCGAACTTGAGCTGGTGCCCAGCTGAACTTATGAATTAGGTAGAAGCGCACAGCGTCCATGCCTTCTAACGTTTTGTATTTTTCACGTTTTGCGATGTGGTCTCCATACACAGCTAGCCCATAAGCGAGACCACCTTCAGCTTCATGTAGCCTCTTCCATATTTCATATTTTTCTTTCGCTGACACTGGAACCTCCTGGTTCAAATCCTTGGTATGGAGGATGGAGCCTATCAGCGGGCAGCGTACGATCCAATCGTGTCGTATCACTCGTTGAGTCTTTGAAATCAAATTTAATCTAGGCGGTGTGGTTAATGACGAACGAACAACAGACATTGATAGAAATGCCGATCTGGATGGTGATCGTGCTGTCCCTGGTCGGCGGCATATCCGGCGAGGCATGGCGGGCCGATAAAGCGGGGGTAAGTGGCTGGTCCTTGATTCGCCGCTTGCTCCTTCGATCCGGAGCCTGCGTGGTCTGCGGGCTTTCCACCATGATGTTGCTGCACGCTTCGGGCATGTCGGTCCTGGCGGCAGGGAGCATTGGATGTCTCACCGCGATGGCCGGCGCCGATGTCGCCATCGGGCTGTATGAACGCTGGGCCGCCAAGCGGTTGGGCGTGTGCGATCTGCCGCCCTCGGGCAACGGTCAGGCATGATGCGCTAGAGGCCACGGAATACGTGGCTTGTAGCGGCATGCGTCAAAATGGTGCGCCGAAAGTCGCCGGGGACCCTGGCGGCATTCGAGGGACACGGGGCATGAAACCCGCGGGAAAGCGTTAGCGGCAGGGCTGCCAGCTTACTGAAATTCAATCCATTGAAATTGAAAGGCTCCATTGAAAAGCCGTTGAAAAAGGAGGGCTCATGACAGAACCAACCTACCTGTCAAAGAGCGCTTTCGCGGCTCGCATCGGCAGGTCACCCAGTTACATTACCTGGTTGAAAGATAACAACCGCCTGGTGCTATCGCCCGACGGCAAAAAGGTCGATGTCCTGGCCACCGAAGCCCTCATCGTTGAAACAGCCGATCCAAGCAAGGCCGCTGTATCGGCTCGTCATCAACAGGCTCGGATCGAGCGTGACGTTCACAGCCAACTCAGCCCCCTTGCCGAGCCGACTTCCACGGCTGCGCCGCAGCCAATGGCTACCGCCAGGAAACCTGCCGATTTTCAAAAGGCTCGCGCCCACCGCGAGTACTACCTGGCGCAGTTGGCTGAGATGGAGTTTCACAAGGCTCAAGGCTCGATGGTCGAGATCGTCGCGGTCCAGTCGGGGGCCTACAACGCTGGACGCATGTTGCGCGACACTCTCTTGGGCATGCCGCCCCAATTGGCGCCGGAACTGGCCGCTATGACTGATCCTTGGGAAATCGAACGACGCCTGACGGCAGCGTTACGGACAAGACTCGAAGAGGCCAGTCGCATGTCCGCAGAGGACTTCGGGCACACACTCGAAACCAACTGGGAGGTGGTTGATGGCCCTGGCCAGATCTGATGGCGCGGAGGTATACCGCGAGGCTTACTTTCGAGGTATGCAGCCTGATCCAGACGTGTGGATTGATGAGTGGGCAGATGAGTACATGCGCATACCACGCGATACCGGTGCAGCAGAGCCGGGTCAGTACCGCACCTCTCGGACGCCCTACGCCCGTGAGCCGATGCGATGCCTATCACCGGCACACCCGTGTAAACGAGTCGTGACCATG